TTATTCTGGCTTTTGAGGCCATTCAATCTCTGGTGCTGACCCGGGATTAATGTCATCGAGTTTTACGGTGTAAACTTCCCATAGTTTCAGCAATGCGATCTCATCTTCGCTTGCCATCCCTAAGCGGATCTTTCTTTCCAGTTGCATAATGCGGTTTTCCGCTTCCTGTGATAACTCCTGTTTTTTTTGCCTGGCCGCATCCACCTGAGCATTCTTCATTGCTTCTTTATCAGTAACCCAATTTTTTCCATCCCATTTATCAAATTCACTGGTCGGTTTTAATAACGTGAATGTCTCAGGTAATGCCCCAATAAAATCAATGATGAAAGGGTATTTCGTTTGTGTATCGTAAGCCGTTAATCCCCGGTAATCATCAACAATTTCCCATGCACTGCCATCTGCAGTACGTCTGACCGCCTGATGTTCTTTCTGTGGCAAGACCGGGGCATCAACATAGGCACCTGCGGATAATGAGACATCAAACATCACATTCTCCATAGTGGCTCCCGTATACTCACGCGTCACAGGGTCAGCGACATAGCATTTCACCCACCCGGCAACTTCAGCTAATCCGTCATTGCCGATTTTCCCGTTTTGAATTTCCAGATTATATTTACTCATTATGCAGCTCTCACGATGTATAAAAATGCGATGTTACGCGGGCGGGTTTCACGTTGTTCTTCCGTTTCCTGATAAACGTCAACTAACTTACTTGCTCCGTCACCTATCGTCGTGGTTTTGTTTAATTTAATTTCCCCGCTGTTCCCCCAGGAGCCTCCTCCTGTACCACGAATGGCGGAAACAGGCGCCTGACTTTTTTGTAAGGTGAGTATTTCCCGGTTCTTATCAATGCCACGCCCGTTATCCAGACCACGAAGAAATTCCCCCCTCAAATCCGGTAACTTTCCTGAAGGATAGGCCTCCGCTAATTTAGGGTAGGTGGTTCTCTGAAATACCTGTCCGTTACAGATTAAATAGCCGGAGGGCGGTGTGGCGGATGGCCAGGGGATAGGTGCTCCGACAGGATAATTATCAACGCCCTCAACGTCAGAGGCTAACGCAACGGTGCCCGACTGATCCGGAAAGCTGTAATAATTCCATTTATTGTTATGTCTTAACGCAAGGGACTTATCTATGCCGGGTTTCAGTGTCAGTCCGGCCACATCATCGGTACCGCGAACAGAAAGCTGCGTTTTAACCCCGATACTTCCCTGAAAATCCTGATGTCTGACATGTGTCAGATAAGCGACGCTGCTTTTATCCGGGTATTTACTGTCAGACTCTTCTTTAGTATATGACACTCCTTTCCGGGCATACTGTGTATGCGGATTAGCCGCTTTGAGATGCTCTGACAGCTCATTTTTCTGACCTTCAGCCTGTTTTTTTAAATAATTCGTCCGGTTAGCCAGTTGTTCAGCCTGCCGGTTGGCGATACCTCCCGGCCCGCCTAATACCGGGTCTGAGACTTCAAGCTGATAAATACCGTCTTCCCAGACAGCGGATTCGTTAAGTGTTGCCATTACTGATGACTCCCGTAGTTATAATTACCGTCAAAATGCGCCTCTGCGTTATACCGGACAGGAACAGCCTGATAATCCAGGCTGATAAGATGACAGCGGGCCGGGGCAAAAAAGGACAACACCCGGCGTAATAATTTCGCCTGATCATTGGTGATGGGCCGCTGCAGTATTACCCGGTAAATCGCCCAGGCACGTTTGTCCCCGTAACGATAAAGACCGTTAAACGTACCCCGTCCGTCATACTGTAATCCGCCCAGTCCTTCGATTAATTCCACTTCACCAAAGCCAAAGCGCCGGATTATTTCCCGGATTGACCATGGCGTCCCTTTATAACGGTGTAATTCAATCGCGGATTTGATAAGTGTGCGGCGGACGTCGTCAGATTCGGCCAGCTCCCAGCCATCACCGAACAGGGAGAACTGCTCACCCAGCCATGGCAGCGCGGAACTGTCGACGATATCGACGAGACAGACCATCAGGGTGCTCAGGTCGATAAGGTTCAGGCGCCCGGTCAGTCTGCCCAGTGACCTGAAGCGGATGTCGCCTTCCAGCGGCGGCGGAAGCTGAAGGGGATCAGTCATCGGCCACTCCGGTCATATTAAGGGTGATAGTGGTACAGTTAGCCCATTCATTTTCAGCAATGACCAGCAACGCCGGGCTTATCAGCTCTACCTGATAAACACCGGCAACAGACAGCTCACTGATAATCTGACTCGGAACAATATCGCGCCCCAGAACTGACCGGCGGGAAGCCACCCAGTTCTGAACGGCTTTATTGGCATGCGCTTTTACCGAAACAGCATCCTGATCACGATAGACAGTGATATTGGCCACAATGTCATAATCCCGCTGTACCGGCGGTTTAGCCAGTACGGTATCGGTCAGGGGTCTGACTTTTTCATCAGAGCAAAAACTTTCGACCAGCGTCAGAATACTGTCATCCGGCAGACCGGTACTGAGCAACGGATATAATTCCACCGTTCCGGGAACCGGCGAAAGCACGGCCACATCCACCACATTGGGATGCGCCTGCATGGCATGGAAACGGTAAGCCATTTTGCTTCCGGCATTGGTGAAGGATTCCGGCGCCAGCTTGATACGCTCACGTAGCCGGTCGTTATCTTCCTGCTCTGAACCGCCGGAACTGGCCGTCAGGTTCGTCACCTGTAAGTCGATATCCCCGATATCATCCAGTAACTGGCTGATTTGTGCCGGTTGCCAGTTATTTCCGTTTATTCCCGGCTCAGTACAGGTGGCCCGGGTGTTAACCAGCAGTAATCCGGCCTTCAGCACCACATCGGTATCCGTTGCAAAAATTATGCTGTCCGACGCACTGACGCGGGTGCCTGCGGGTATCAGGACATCCCTGTTCAGTGCGGTATCCACGGAAAACTGAAGCAGAGTCGAAGCCGGTTGTGCCGCGAGACGGTAAACCCCCACCAGTTCACCCAGAAAATCAATCATCGGCTCCCGGGCAAAGGCCACCAGATTTTGTCTGGCCGCTTCCTGAATAGCCACCCGGATCAGCATCTCCCGGTAAGCCCATAAATCAATCAGCAGACGCTCTGCCTGAGCCGGATATAAGGTTTTTCCGGTATCACGCTCATACTGAGCAATCATTTCAGCCGTGATTTTATCGGCATCACGTTCAATAAAATCGGGTTCAGTTAACGCCATAGCAGCTCCTGCCTGTGAGTTTCCCCGTCATTCCCTTTCCAGCTCACACAAAGCGTAAGATGCTCACCGTCAATGAGGGGTTTCACTGACACAAGCTGACAGCGTGGCTCCCAGCGACGGATGGCATCAACAGACTCACGCACCACATGGGGAATGGCCCGGTCAACCGGCCAGTCGATATACCGGTGCAGATCTGTACCGAACTCAGGGCGGTGCGGGTCACTGCCCCGGGGCGTTCGCAGGATAATCTGAATGGACTGCCGGATATCCTCCGGCCCCCGGACGATTTCGCCGGGAGCCTGAAGAGCCGGTTGCCAGAATACAGGGGTTGTTTTCATGGGGGCAGTATTGCCCCGAACATGCGGGAGGGATATTAAAGGGGTTTAAAAAGACTCAGTGGCCATGATGATTCGAGTTAGGGCCATCCGATAACATGCTGCCGGTTGAGTGGACATTACCGTTAACTTCCACATTCCCCTGAATACTGGCAGCAGCACCATTTCCGCCGGAGCCTGCCATGCCCCCCTCATAAGTGAGTTTACCGCCGACCAGAAGATTGCCGGTGATTTCGGTTTCCGGTGCATCGATGGTGGCTTTCGGGGTTTTGACGGTGACATCCGCCTGACATTCAATTCGGATATGGTCAATACCGCCCCGGACAATCAGCGTGTGTGTTTCCCGGTTATAGCTGAATTCAGCCCCATCCGCATACACGGTGCCCCGGACATTTTTGTCACTGAATGGCGGTTTATCCACACTGGAGTAAACGGCCCCCAGGATAACACCGTCCTCACCATTTGCATCCAGCAGCACCTCCACCTGCTCACCGATATCAGGCAACCAGTAATCCTTGTTATTCTGGGTATTGCGCTGCAGTACATTCAGCCAGTGCGTGCGCAGATTATCGCATTCCGGCAGACGAACACGGGCCTGAACCTTATCGGCATCCACGGCACTGACAGTACCGACCTGACGGGTTACGGTAGCCATTATTTTTTCTCCTTTATTACCGTTGAGGTGGAGCCATCCGCTTTATACACCGTCAGCGTCTGTGTTTTTGCCGGTTTGCCCCGTTGGCGGCGGGTTCGGGTTACCGGGCCTCTGGCCACCTCCAGTTCGGTGGTATAGCCGCTGCTCCGCTCAAACACATGCCGGGCTGATGTTATCAGCCAGTCCCCGGATAACTGCCCGAAACCGGATAATTCAATTTTATTACCGGCGGTCAGTTGCGGCGTCCCTGCGAGAGTCAGTGAGCCGTTTTGCTGATATTCGTTATTTTTTGCCAGTGCCGAATCCGCTTTTATCCGGGCGCTTTCCGGGTCACCGGCGCGGCTGTTGACCTTCAGTGTGTCTGCGCTGACAGTTTTTCCCTTACTGAGTTGTTTATCACTCTCACGGGTGCCTCCGTCAGCCTCATAAACAATTAATTTTTTATCTTTACTGTTCTGATGTTTGACTTTTGCAGACCGGTAAATCCGGTTGATGGTATCGCGCAGGGAAAAACGGGCGATATCCTGCGGTGTCAGTTGTCTGACCGGCTCCTGACTGCGCAACGAGGTCAGATGAGAAAAAATCAGCTGGTCACTGACCACTTTCACGGCATAACCATACTCACCGGCCAGGCGGCGCAGAAATCCCACATCCGTTTCCGCATACTGAGTCACCCGGTCAATTCTGATGTTTTCGATTGTCCCCGACAGCGTCAGCTGATGTTTTTTGGCAATACGTCCGGCAATGGCCGCCAGTGTGGTGTTTTCAAAACCCCGGCTGGACTTTGTCCGCAGCGCCTGATTGACAGACGTGGCCACACCCCTGACGGACACAACAGAGGGCGGTGCACTGACTTCGATTTCATCAATGGAGAATGTGCCGCAGGACAGTAAGGTTTCGCCTTTATAGCCCATTTTCAGCGTGAGCGTGTCACCTTTACCCGGATACCATTTATCCATCCAGCGACCGTCCGAATCCTCCAGCTCCACGTCAATGGTGTCCGACTCACTTTTAATGTTATCGCTGTAAGTGACGCGCGTGACATACGGTGCAATATCCGTGGTGATATTTTTCTGAAGATACCACAGTGTAAATACCGGACTCAGGACATCCGTGACGCCGGTGTTGACCGGCAGTGTGTTTATCTCAGCCATGGCGCAATATCCTCCTCAGTGCCTGCCTCTCCGACGTCAATGACAGGGATAAGCACCACCACGCCGGAAGGCAATACCGGTGTGATGGCAATATGCGGATTCGCCGCAATAATCCGAGGGTATCCCAGCGGGTCACCATAATAGTGCCAGGCAAGCGTATCCCAGCGTTCTCCGTGACGGGTGATATGCTCAAGAAACATTACACGCTCCTTACCATAATTCCGGCGGCCATTTTACTTAATGTCGGTGAAATGTGGGTCAGCACGGTTGTTGCCGACCCCAGCTGACCGGAGACCCCGTCCAGTACAGCGGCAATATTTTTACTGTCCGTACTGCTCAGTGACGCCCGGGCCTGCTGCACATACGACACCGCCTCACTGCCCGCCCGGGCTAATGTGATGGCTTCGGGCATGGCTGCTGAAAGTGAACGGAACGCCGGTACGCTGTTACCCAGTGCGTCAGACATATTGCCCAGATGACTCATCAGTCCCGGGACACGGGTCAGTGCAGCAGCCGGATTGTTTTTCATTTTTTGTGCAATCCGGACGGCACTGACCGTTGTCTGCAGTACGGACTGCGCCTGCCGGGTATAATTCACCCCGTCCCGGACAAGCTGAGCGATACCGGACGGTTTCGGTACGGCACCGGAAAGTGTGCTGACACCGGGTACCTGAGTGCGTATGGCGGGCGGTTTCAGCGGATTTTTCGGGTCTCCGGTATATTCGCGCAATGACATGGTGGCATTCATGGCTAGCACATTACCGGTACTGTCGGTCTGCTCGCTGACCGCAGTAATATCAGTAATGACAAACCAGCCCCGGTAATCTCCGTTGCCGAAGACCAGTGCCAGCGCCTGATGGGCTTTCATTGCCGTACGTAACCGGGTCAGTTCGGTATCCGGGACACAATAATGCTGATGAAAAACCAGCGCGATTTGGATCTCATCCAGCCGGTCACCGATAAACTGTAAACCGGGTTTGCCTTCAATACGGGCATGTTCGGCATAATCGACACCGGACGTCATTTCGAAGCCGTCCCAGTACGTGATCAGTTCAAATTCTATATCCCCCAGTACCGCAAACATTATTCGTACCCCCGGCGTTGTTTCTGGGCCAGCAGACGCGCCAGCATTTTTTCCAGTTCATGCAGACTCATATTCAACGCACCAGACAGTGTGTCAGGTACGGTTGTTTCTTTGTTATTGAGAAAAAACTGCGGATTAAAACTGACCTGAATCGCCGGGGCCGTGTCTGTCTTACCGGCACGTTGTCCGGCATACCCCGCAGTCATTACCTCGTCAGGGGGGATGCGGGGGGCCGCCGGTGACATTGACTCCGCAATATGCTGCCCCGGCAAGACCGGAGGCATGGCAGGCGGGATACCTGACGGTATCGCTGAGAATGCGGCGAGGATGTCAGAGAACCGGGCGACAAGTGAATCTCCCGGGCTGACCACGGTATTTTTAACGGCACTGAGAATATGACGGACACCGTTAATCAGTGGCATAAGTTCATTCTCCTGGGAAACAAAAGGTAATAAACGTTCCGCAGGACGCGGACTGACATTGACCACATCAGGAGGAGTATGGCGTAATCCGACTGTCTGATTAAATCCATCAGACATAACACTACTCAAACGGGTCACCATGTTTTTGGCCACATTCAGTTTATGATGAACGCCGTCAGCCAGTGATGAGACCTGGCTATCAGTGTGAATCATCGGTAATGAGGGCACCATCTGATTTGCCAGCTGCTGGCTGGCTTTTGCTGCCAGTGGCGTTGTGCGTTGCAAACCAATGGCCGCACCCTGCACGATGTTATCGCCGAACCCCATAAAAACCCGGCTGGGTGAATTAATCCCGAGCGTTTCTTTAAACCAGGAAGAGACAGAACTGCCGAAATTCACAATCGTTTCTTTTGCAGCAGTCAGCTGATTACTGATCCCATCGACCAGCCCCGTAATCAGGTTTTTACCGAAATCGGTAAAACTTTTTGGCATATCAATACCGAACCATGACAGCACACCGGCAAAGGCTTTATGAAATAATCCCAGCGGCGACCAGTTGAGAATCAGCTGGCCGACACCGGCAATCCCGCCGTCAAAAGCCGTCTTAATTTCAGTCCAGATACCGGAAAACCAGCCTGAAACGCCCTGCCAGACGGCAGTAATACTCTGCCATGCACGACTGAATGCAGAGGTTACCTGCGCCCATAAGCGTTTAAAAAAGGCGGAGATCGGCCCCCAGTAGCGGTACAGCAGATACGCGGCGACCGCAATACCGGTAATAATCAGACCGATGGGATTCATCAGTAAGGCTTTTCCCACCCAGAGTATGGCTTTACCGGCGAGCGTTAATCCTCTGAGTAAGCCTCCGGCTAGTATTTTGCCCAGGCTGGCTGCACCTTTACCGACACGGCTCAGCCCGGTTGCCATCCAGCGCAGTTTTCCGCCCTCACCGAATGCCAGTGTCAGACGTAACCAGTTTGCCCGGAGTAAAACGAGATTTTTCCAGACATTGACAAAGGGGGAGAGCAGAAGATTCAGCCCCAGCTTCAGGGCAATGGTTGAGGCTTTGAAGGCCAGCAGGGCAGCCACAATCTGTATTGCACCGCTGACCAGCTCAGGATGAAGTGTGATCCAGTTTTTTGTCTTTTGTATCAACGGAAGCAATTCCTGCGCAAGAGAGACAAAAGACGGTGCAAGTTGATCTCCCAATGTGATGGCAAGATCACGACTATTGATCATCAGTGCTTTGGTGGCTTCGAGCGGGGATTGCAGACGCCGGTCATAAGCGGTTCCCAGAAGATCATTATCTGCCGCTTTAAGTGCACCGGCCCGTATTTCGCGATATCGATCCATATTTGCCAGCATCGGGCGGATAAATGCCATGACCTGCTGATCTGCAAACATCTCCCCCAAACCAAAATTTTTAGCCAGAGCCTGAAGCGCTTCGTCTCTGGCGGTATCATTTTCTATTTTCATGGCAGATTTAAAACCTGACAGTGCCTCGGGGCTTTTGGCATTCAGGTATCGTTCAATGATATTCATCATTCCTTCGATGGGGGATATACCGGCAGATTTATAACTTTCAAGAGACGCCTGAAGGTCAATCCCCAAATCTGCAAATTGCTTTTGGGTATCCCGGGCAAAAATTTTGGTCAGAAAATTTTTAAAGTTATTCGCCGCCTCATCAGTTGAACCCGCCCCGATTTTTGCAATCTGCAGACTGGCACCGATTTCAGCCACGGCGTCTTTACCGCTGGCGACACCTTCCATCATAGGGGCAAGAGACTGCATCCATTTGACCTGATCAGGGATTTCAAATGAACCCTGATCACCGGCATAAGCCATAATATTTTGTACAGCCCCGAAGTCTTCTGCCGCTCCTTTCAGGGACGTTTGCCAGACAGCGGCGACTTTGGCCCAGTCGGCCCCCGCTGTGCGTGTGGCTGTTGCCGCACGGGCAATATCAGGCATGTAGTATCCGATATCAGACAGGCTGTCGATATTATTACTGATGAGTGAACCTACCGCCTCCTGCATCTCATCCTGATTCTGATTGTATTTTAATGCCCATCCTTTTATCTGTGCGGCGAGATGATTCTGAGTATCAGTGTCATATTTTGCAGTGATTGACATATCAATCATCTTGTCTTCAAAAGACATAGACTGCTGAACTGCAGGAGAGATTGTATGATAAACCGTTTGTGCCATGGCATAGGTTTCAACGCCCTGACCATAAAGGGCCATACGGTTGGCTTTCAGTGCATCGCCGGTTGCGGATGCGGCAGAAAGGCGGCGCTGCTGACGTTCAATCTGTTCCATCGTGCGGCCTACCCGTAACAGCTCACGGTTAAGCTGCTGCATCCGGGCACCACCTAACTGACCGTAACGCTCTGTGGCCCGGGTTAAGGCGTTCTGACGCTCCTGCAGACGACGTGAAGTCTCCCCCAGGGAGTCAAGGGCACGGCGGGTACCACTCATCGCGGAACGGAACGTGCTGCCAACGATGCCGCCGATGACAACACCCACAGAAAAATTACCGGCCAAAATTGTGCTCCTTACGGATAATAAAAAGAAAACAGCAGCCCTTTGAGGCTGCTGTCAGGTTCATCTGAAAGTATCAGTATCTGTCGCTGTACTCACTTTTGATTTGTGTTTCTGCCTGTGCCAGCCACATTTCCAGATCGTCAGTATCCAGCGCATCAATCTCACCCGGCTGAAACCGGAACCACCTCGCCAGCAGCCCCTGAGCCTGCATCAGTGCCTGTGTCGCTTTTACCCAGCCCAGTGATTTGCTGAAATCGTTTCTGTAACTCCAGATAATCCGCCAGATCCATATTCTCCAGATCTTCCGGAATAAGACCGGTGCTGCGGGCAATCAGCGGCTCATCCCAGTCTGCCGGGTCTTTATACGTTTTTCGCACCTGCTTCAGGTCTTTGACGGTCAGTCGTTTCAGCTCAATACGCTCAATACGGGAACCGGCTGCGGTCATAAAGGGGTATACGGGGATAAAAACATCATGGTGTGGCTGTGACATACATATTCTCCTGTGTCGTTTCAGGGCAGTATGTCCGGTAAGGCGCGGAGCGGATATTAAAGGAGATTAAAAAGAAAGGGGCCGCAGCCCCTGTGATATCAGTGCGTACGAAAGCCTTTGCAGTGACGCAGAAAAGAAATGAGGACAGCTTTGCCTTCGTCTTTGCCGATGCCGCTGAACCAGTGTTCAGGTGGCTCCCATGCCTCAATCAGGTCTGCCAGCTTACGGGCTTTTGAACGGGTACAGTCAATCGGGTCATTGGTTTTCTGTGTATTAAACAGTTTTTCCACTCCGGGAATATCGAGGAGGGTAAACCAGGTACCATTCCCCATACCAATCGCCGCACAGTTCCCGCCTTTGTCTTCAATTTCGACAGTCACTGTCAGCCTCCGATATTGATGCGGTAGTCTGTCAGCTGGTCAACTCCGCCGACGCGGAAGATATTGGCCAGATAATCCAGCTCCAGCAGCTCCTCACCATCCAGTACCTGTTTGATGTATGTGCAGGTGAAGCTGCTGGAGAACTCGGCATTCTCATGCTGTTTGAATGTGCCCAGCGGATTCTTCTTGAACATGACGGTCAGGAACGTCACCAGCGGGATTTCATCAATCAGTCCCTGAGAACTGTAACGCTGTACACTGGAACGGCACTGCAGTGACAGCGATTTGTACGGATTGGCGGCGGACAACATGGCATCACGGTAAAAGCTGTTCCATTTGATCTCACCTTCCATTTTGTCAAACCCTGCCGGGAGTTCCACTTTGCCCACCATGCCCAGTGCTTTATGCTCCTGCATGGTCATGGAGACGTCCGGCAGTTTGACCTCTTCAGCCCGGCCCAGCAGATTCGCGCCGTCCAGGTAAATATTGGCATTGGTAATGCGGTTAATCTCAATCTTTGGCATCAGCTGTTTCCTTTCAGGGTTAACAGGTATTCCGACGTGATTTCAGTCTCAAACGTCAGTCTCTCCAGCGGCGGCGGTGGCGTGTATTTGTAACTCAGCAGAAGATGCCCGGCGGCCAGTTCGGTCTCTTCGTTGCGGGCAGGATCAAACCAGCAGCTGAAACCCAGAAGCGCACCGTCACCAATCAGCTTGCGTCCGAACGCATTGACCGACTCGGTCAGCGCATCAATCAGCGCCTGGGTGATGGGCTGGTCGATATACTGCTGGCTGAAGTAACGGATGGATTCATTAATCATGTCTCCGGTGCGGCGCACATTTTCAAAGTTGCGCATATGGGTGACCGTCGGCCAGGCTGCCATCCGGTTGCCCCACAGGCGCAGACCGCTGCCGTAGCTGCTGAAAACGGTCGTGATGCCCTGTTCGTTGAGCAGATTCACCTCGCTCTGCGGATCGTCAATCATGGCGGACAGCTGGCGTTCCACGCCGGTGATGCCGAGGATCTCCTGATTGGAGGATGACCACCAGTAGCCTTTTTCCAGATCGACTTTCGCCCGTAATCCCGCCGCACGCTGGCTCAGCGGTTCCAGACGCTCACTGTTGGTGGCCGCGTCATAGACTCTGACATGCGGATAACACAGACGGACACGGTCAGAGCTGGTATTAAAGTTGATGGTGCCTTCCGGCCCGCGTCCTGCCAGCGCCTGCGCAAAGGTGGTGCCCACCGGCGCGTCGATGTAGGTTACCGCGCCCAGTTTCTCTGCCATAGCGGTAAGCTCAACCGCCACACTGTTCTGGGTACAGAACACCGGGGCAATCAGGATTTTGGCGAAATAGCCGAACAGGTTAAAACTGTCACTGAGCAGCTTCATGCCGGTACGGTTACCGGCGGCATTGACCGCACCAATGATATCTGCTGCCGTGACTTTGGTCGGGTCAGCATAACGGTACCCGGCTTTCACCGTGGCTCCCGCAGCGATGCCTTTCCCGAGGTTCGTGATTGTTCCGCTTTGCGCATCCAGTGCGTAATCCTGGCCGTCGGTATAGGACTGTGCGCCATCCTCCGACGTCAGCACCAGCTGGGACACAACCGGATGAGCCAGCCAGGCTTTCCCGGTCGCTTTGTCAAAAGTCACTTTTTCGTCTGCCACCGTGGTGTTATGTACCGCCGGGTCAAGGACATTGATGACCAGAACAGTGCCTGCACCATGGTCGTAAATCGCATCCAGCGCCTGCGGAATGGTAAAACCGGTGAGCTGGTTGCCAAACACGGCGGCATCTTTTTCAGACAGGCACTGCACCAGTGTGTTGGTACTGCCTGCCGGGGCCGTTCCCACCAGACCAATCACCGCAGACTTGACCATGCTGACCGGGCGCGCCCCTTTTTCCACCTCAAGAGTCTCAACACCATGCAGATAATTAGCGGCCATGCGTGTCCTCCTTTTTCATCTCACTGTCATTGCGGCGTTTCGGTAACGACACGGCGGGTGTTCCGGCGGCCGGTGTCTCTTCCTGTACCGGTATCAGATGCCCGAGCGCCACCAGTACCTTCACATAGTCATGTTGCTCAGGCAGAAGATGTGTTTTCCCCGGCCAGAGCAGAATTTCAGTTCCGTCCGACAGCGTGACGCCGCTGGCCGGGCCGGAATAGCGGTATGCTTTCATCACTCGCTTTCCTCATAATCAACGATGGTTAACAGCGGCCCGGAGGGTAAATCGCTGTCTTCAACAAAAACGCTTTCGGTGGCAAAATCGAGGGCGTACTGCCACAGTCCGTTCACCTCCCCGATAAAAACCTCCCGGGTCAGCCAGATGCGGCGGCGGCAGTCCGGCGGGGTATACCCGCCCAGAATGCGGCGGAGCATATCCAGCACATCAATGGCACCCCGTTTCCCGTTCAGCTGCCGGAAAACCACCGTCACACACAACTGGAGTGTCTGAGGCTGGATCACCGCGCCGATATCATCCGGCTTATCGAAGCGCGACCCGGCATAACTCACCAGCAGCGCCCCGACCGGATGATTCAGCCGGTATTCCGCCGGTTTTTCCGGAAAATACTCCACCGACAGCCCCGGGAGTTTTTCCTTCAGGCGTGCCACCACCGCATCAATCACCGGCAGAACGTTCATCAGTATTTCTCCAGTAAGCCATCCTGACCGCCAAAGGTCGGACGACGTGCCCGGGTACGGATTTCACCGGACTCCGGCACATCTTTTTGTGTGGTCTGCAACCCCAGTGTCAGTTTTCCGTCACGGATAGCCTCCAGCTGTCGCCGGGCTTCTTTATGGTCGTCTTTCACCGTGTCCGGTACAGCCCCTTCCGGACGGCGGGCGTAGAGCCGGTAACGCACCAGCGTAATGGCAATATCCCGCAGTACCGTCGGGATTTCTGCCAGCGGCAGGGTATAGCGGCCACGAAGATACGCATCGATAAGTTCATCGGCATAACGGATACAGCTGTCCACCACGGTGGTGTTCACCGCAGCCGGGACACTGAAATCCACCTCTTCATTGGTCAGCTGGATGAGTGTCCGCTCCGGTATCTGTTCAGGTAAATCCGCCGGGGTGCAGTACATGTCACACCCCGCGCAGGATACGGATCACCTCACCGGCGGCAGTGGCGTCATCCAGTGCAATCCCGGCTGAGATGCCTGCTGCGGTGTCAGCAGTCGCGGCGGTCTGAGGAACGGCACAGGCACTGGCATCGGACTGCACTGCCTGTCCCCGGGTTATGGCCGCACCGGCTTCGACGGCCATAATACCCAGTACGCTGACCGGCGTGACATCACCGGCACCGGCATCCACCTCTGCCACACCGAGCACGGCGGCTCCGGCCTGACAGGGGGCGTTATCTGCACCGACAAACCGTTGTTGCGTCAGTGCGGCACCGGCTGTCACGGTAGTGGTCAGAATGACCTGCTGAGTTGTCCCCATGGCGGTCTCCTTATTTCACGATGTTGGTGATGAGATATCCGGCATCGCCGCCGACCACGGCGACTTTGTAGATATCGGTATAACGGCAGTACTTCACCTTGCCGCCGTTGCTGTCGTATTTGTCCGCCACCGGCATCCCTTTACGGCGCAGGGTGTACCCGAATGACGGCTCGTTTTCATCCGCACTGTCTGTACCCGCCTGCGGTTTACCGACGTAATGCAGCATCAGGTTGTCGCCCCAGATGTCAGACGGGACTTTGTTTTTGTCCTGCGCATCTTTCATGGAGGCCATGGAGACCGGCTCACCGATCACCACCTCATCCACCAGGAAAAGGTCTTTCAGAATATCGAGGGTGATACGCTTGCGCTCGTTGGCACCAATCGCCGCCTGAATCGCCGGATGGAATTTCAGCAGCGCCATCACACTGGCTCCCATGGTCATCAGGTTCGGGCGCAGACCGGTGGTGTTACGCACTGCCTCAATCCCGGCTTCAATAACCCCGATCGGGTCACCTTTGCCTCCGGCCCAGCGTTCGTCAGCCTTCAGGGCTTTCACATTTGACGCTTTATAGACAGTTTTGTCCTGAGCCAGCCGGGCAGCATACAGCTCGCGCTTCAGGTTGACGCCGTTCGTCACGCGACGGATGGCTTTGGCCTCTTCGTTGAACATCGACTCGGCCTGCTCGCGGTAGTCCACCGGTGCGGCCAGATCGTGCTCGTTGAGAACCAGATCCAGTTTGCCGGTTTTCTCGCGCACCAGAACGTTACTGTCAGCCCCCACGGCACGCTCGGTGTCGTATTCCACAAAGGCGGATTTACCGAAGGTCGGCACGGTCACACCTTCTTTATCGGTATGGACGACGGGGAAAATTCGCTCACCGATGAACGCGGCATTTTTATAACCCCGGGCGATACTGGTCAGCACCGGGTCAATGACGCGCTTACCTTTTAAATAATCAGACATGTTCTCTCCTTAAATCACAGGCAGCGGGCGACAGCAGCGTCGTAGCTGATGCCTTCTTTTTTCGACAGTGCCAGCGCTTTCTCATGCAGTGCCAGACGTTCCGGGTCAGCTTCCGCGAACTCTGCTGACGTTGTGCTGATATCCGTGTCCACGCGCTCTCTGGTCGCGTGCTCACTGAAATTCAGTACCGGCTCAGTGCTGTCCAGCAACGTCTTAAACGCCGTAGCCAGCGGGGTGCGGGTATCACCCTCGGCAAATTCAACCGGCTTATCGCCTGCAGAGATCGCGTCAAGGATGGCCACGACAACCGACTTCGCTTTAGGAGCCAGTCGGCCATCCCCTGTCAGTTTTTCGGCAAAGGCCACATTATCGGCATGCAGTTTGTCCTGCTTCGCTTTCGCATCCTGCTCGGCCCGGGCGGAGGCTTCTGCTTTCAGACGGGCGTTTTCCGCCTGAAGTGCTTTGATTTCTTCTTCAGTCATTGTGTTGCTCTCTTGTTGAGGAGGGAGGGAGGGTTCACTGAATTCCGGTTCCGGCTTCCCGGTGTCGCGGTAAGCCTCTTCACGCAGGGCGTCTACCTGCCAGGCAGGAAGCACTTTTTCCGTCTCATCCAGCCCGAAGCGGGCAATCAGAAAATCCCGCAGACGCCCCCATAAGGAGGCATTGGTGGTATCGCCCCAGTCAGCAAATTCCACGACGCCGTCTTCCTGTTCACTGAATGAAACCGGCTTCAGCCCCTTAACGGAAGGCGGCTGTGCTCCCAGAAAACCGACATGACGCAGGTAAAGCGTGCCCGGTTTGGGATTACTTGAGGAGTCCGGAAGATAAAATGAGGCAGACACTTTTTTGAAACGTCCGTTATCCACCAGTTCCGCAAACTGCGGATCAAGCTGAGCGGGTTCGGCTAACAGATCACCGCCGTTCAGTGACAGGGATTTCACCCAGCCCCATGCCGGGTCGTCTGTTCTGGGGTGACCAATCACGAGGGGTGCTTCATGGACGGACGGGTCATAGGCGTTCACGCAGGCGGCAAGATCGCGTTGCGTGAACGGCAGTTTTGTGCCGTGCATATCGGTATGCGTTCCGGCTTTGAAAATATGAATAGCTGGCATGTTGCTGTCCTGCGTTACGTTACCGGGGACAGTCTGAGAAAAAAGGACGGGAAACGCTTTTAATCTGCTTTAGAAAAAACGGGATAACACCGGATTGAGAGTCGGTGGCTGGCTGAGGGGAAAACAGGGGCTGTAAAGCCTTTATAAAGATAATACAGCCCCTGATAACCCTGCAATGATAAAATCCCCGCCTTCAGAGATAAACCTCAGCGACGGGCCGCTGATTCAAGATGCCGCACAATCGTATCCAGTACGGCTTTTTCCGCCTCCGGTTGCAGTTCATTGTCGCCGGTCAGTGGTAAATACGGGCGGGCCGGAAGCTCAACGGACTCATGACGTCCCGTTTTTCCCCCGAACTGGTGAATGGCACCGTAAACCACGTTCGTGCCGACAGCCGCCTGCCGGTCGTCATGGTTGGTTGAGACTGACCCCATCAGACGCCCGGTGTCCTGAAGTGTCTGTCCGTCACGCTCAGTGGCAGCCAGTGACGGCAGCCATCCCGGACGCCCTTCACCGAGAAAGTTAAACTGCGTTTCCGTCAGCAGCGTTCCGGCGATTTTGCGCATCGCGGGTGTCATGTCTGTTGCAGCAGATTCCAGCGCTTTCAGTGCCTGACGCAGGGATTGATCGTTTATGGTGATATTAACCAGATTGCCGGAAGCCATCGTTATCCTCTCAGTTCCTGTTGTGCCAGCGGCTGAAGCGCCCCCTGATAACGGGCAAGGTCAGGCCGGTAAGCCGCACCCGGCGCATAAGACCAGCCGACGTCGGTGGCCACTTTCGTGGTACCGGTACGGAAGGTGGCGACGTTCCGCATCTCACCGGTTTTCGCTGAGACCAGCTTCAGCTCCCACCCCATGGCAGCACCTGAATTTGTCACCTTCAGGCCCCGGGCACGCACATCCGCCGCACTCAGGGCAATCACGCCACAACGGCAACGCCAGCCGTTCGGCGGATAGAACGCCTGCCAGAACGGATCATCATAACGCAGCACCAGACCATGCAGTGCCAGATGGCTCCTGCGGGTACGGCGGTCACTGATGCCGGTATACATCCAGTACGGTCTGTCATCAACGTTCTCCATCTGTTCCGCCCAGCGACCGGCGCTGTAAAGCACCGACATATTGGTGCGAAAGAGGGTGTCGAGCCGCCACGGGCTGCCCTGCATAATGGTGACAGGCTCGCCAGTCACCGGGTCAGTGGTGTCACGCGGTCCCCACCATCCCTTACGCTGCAGCTCCGGCTCCAGCGCCTGCCGGAACCAGCGACCGGTTTTTCCCTCATCCAGCGCCTGCTGTAAGGCCCGGCGGATATCTTCCAGAATATCCAGACGGGTCACTTTGGCGACAGTAAAGGCGCGGGCATGCGCCTCCTGCCACATCTCCTCCCAGTCCCACGTGAAGCTATACCCTTTGGACCTGAGGTAACTGACAGCCCGCTTCGGGGGCAGGGTCATACAGTACGCCAGTTCAGCCGTGGTCACGCTCATGCAGACGCCCCCAGACAGTTGCCACAAACAGTATCCGTGCCAGCCGCTCCTGCAGGTCTTCCGCGTTCATCTGCGGGTAAAGTTCGGCCAGTTCACCCAGCAGTTCGGACGGTGCCACACCCTCTTCAACCCGCTTAAACAGCGGCGCTAAAACGGGTTCCAGCGTGCCATTTAACGTGCCGCCGTTCAGCAGAATATCCAGCGCGTCGTCAAGCTGTTGCTGTGCCTGAATATCGGCATCAACCGCCTCGGCGAACGACAGCGGCAGCATAGCGTTCTTCTGCCGCTCAGACGGTGGTGTCTCATCAATATCGCCGTCCTGCAGCTGGTACTCACGTTTGAAGTATTGCGGGGTGAAAACCACACCGGCGCGGGTGAGTTTCTCATCCCGGGTCGCCTGGGTATCATCGACCGTTCCCTGTTCCCACATTTTCCATACGGGACAGGCGACATCACCGAAGTTCATCGAGACCGCCATCCTGATGGCCTGATTCACCGCACTTTCCACGATATCGGCATCCGCATCGCGGATATCATCGGTGACCTCCAGTCCGGCCTGCGCGGACGCGCGGTTACTGCTGGCCTCGGTGGTCTGATTCTGCCCCAGCAGCGCGATGGATATTTCACTGCGGGCAAGCGTTATCAGGTTCTGATAAATATCGCTGCTGTCGGCCTTACCTGCGGCCTCCTTGATTTCAATGGAGGAATCGTCAGGGATGGCGGCCACCGCGTCTTCCACCATGGCTTCCATGGAGTCCAGCAGCAGGTCAATTTCCCCCTGTGCTGTACCGCGCGGATGCTTGCCAATCACCCACGGTGAACCGTATTTCTCGGCAAAGCGCACCCAGAATTTCATACCGCCTTTTTTGAAGGTCACCGGCCAGAAGCACATTGACAGGTCAGGGAAGCCATATGGGTTATCATAAGTGGCATCCTGACGAGGAACGACGAACTTGTTCAGGGGAACGTCTTCCCCCTCCGTCCCGGCATCTTTCGCCCGGAAACGCAGCCGGTTGTCGTTGTCAAACAGGAACCATTCCGGTGGTTTGCCCACGATATCGGTGATGTGCCAGGCGCGGGCGGAGCGTCCCCACATAATCTCACAGGGCTGATAGCCGTAGAGAACGGCATCCGTCATCTCGCCGATAATGCGGGACAAATCCAGGTCATCAAGCATATCCCGGATGAAGCTGAACACACGGGCAGGAGCATGACCGCGCTCAAGTCCGCGCTCCAGCGATTTAACCGCAGCCTTACGCCTGCGGATACACCCACCGACCAGCGGGTCGGTACGCAACTCACGATAAATACGGATATCCCGGCCCTGTGATTTCAGAATGGGGTCAGGGTTAGGCAGGTACATGCCCAGTCCGAAAAAGTCGATGGCACGACTGCGGGAGGCAATCTGTGCAGTCAGTGTTTTTGCCGGTTCGGCAAACGAGACAAATTCAGTGGGCGAAACCCAGAGTCCTCTGGCCATCAGAATCCCTCCAGCAACCGGGCCGCCTGACGCCGACGACGGGATGTTGCCTTCACCGGCCCTTTGTTAATTTCACGGCTGGCAAAGTATGCCAGCGCCAGTGCAATGGCGGCATCACCATGACGTTTGCCGCCGTCTGTTTTGGATTTTGACCGTTGTTCCGGCACACGCGGAACACCGTTGACCATCTGAACCGCCCGCAGGTCGTCCAGCGTATCCTCATCTTTTGGTAAATCCACCAGGTTGCCGTCTTCCAGTGCGGCTTTGACCGGCGGCATATGCTCACGGTACCAGCCTTCGGTTGGCATCACCTGTTTTACCCGGCTGGCACCGTAGCGCTGCATGGCGTATTCCGCCAGATACGCACCGTTACCCCGGGCGTCAAATGCGGCACCCAGTAAACCGGGCAGCCCGTCCATCAGATACCAGGTGACTTGCTCCTGTTGTTTAAACGGCACGTTACGCAGCTCCAGCACGAACGGCACCCGTCGTATCAGGTTTTTTTCCTGTAACAGGGGATAATCCACTGACAGGTCACCACTGCGGCCAAAGTCACGCCCCAGGAAAGAACGGGCCTCAGCGGGTAATGCCTTCAGCAGTGGTCTCAGGTGTTCATCCAGCCAGTCCTGCGTCTCGCGGAAACGTTCGTCGTCGGGCCTCAGTTCGTAGCCCTCCGGGCAGGTCAGGCGCAACACCGGCGTGCCAGCCGACATCCGGGACTCAATCAGGGCACGGGACAACCAGGCACCGCCACCGTTGGCAGGAACACAGTCAAGCTCCTCGGATGCACCGGCACCGTAGAATTTGTACACCGATGCCATCCATGCCTGCTCGGATGCCTCCGACCATTCCTGCCCGGTACGCAGGCAGACACGACGGAACAGTCCTTCTGCCACCGCATCTCTGAATGTAATGCGGTGAATACAGCCTCCCTGACGCCCGGCGCGGATGTCGCCGATCAGGGTATTAAACGGATTATCATCACCGTTATGCGTGGAGATAACGCGCACTTTACCGCCCCAGATAAGCATTGCCAGCGCCGCCTTCAGCAGCTCGTCCAGTTGCTCATGGAACGCGGCCTCATCGATAACGATGATACCCTGACGGCCACGCAGGTTAGACGGACGGCTGGAGAGAGCCACCACGCGGAAGCCGGAATCCGGGAATCTGATGGTGTAGGTTTTGATGTGCTTGTCGTCTTCGTCCTCGTCCCAGAACCCCTCTTCGATTTCGCCTGCGGCATAGTTGAATGCCCGTGCCCACATCGCACACGCCTGAATATACTCAATGGTCATGTCCTGGTTATAGGCGATGTAATAGACATTCATCCCGCCTGCGGTGACGGAGGAGGCAGCGGTCAGTACGTTATCGGATGCCTCAGCCCAGGTGATACCGGTTCGGCGGCTCTTCTCCATCACCTTAAGCGGAGACGTGTCTGCCACCCAGCGCTGCTGGTAGGGCATCAGAACGACGGGAATATCCAGCGCCGAGGTATCGGGTAAAACAGGAGTCAGCTGGCTCATGAGGCAATCCCCAGGATTTCACGGCGCAACGCAAGCACCGCATCGGCTGAAAGGCCACCTTTGCGGGCAATTTTCTCGGCGTTGCGGGCTGCCTGCTGTGCTCTGGTGCGGACTTCGGTCTGAAACTTTTTCAGGTTGACGGAGGCGCGGGACAGCGTGGCCACATTCTTCGCCACCTTCGACAGCAACTCCACGCGCTCTTTGGGATCAATTTCACCTTCTTCCGCCTCCTGCAGCTGAACAATGCTCTCGAACAGCTCGGTCTGAATCAGAGCAATAACCGCCTCAGAACGTGCATCCTGATCATCTGCCGCACCTTCGGTCAGCATGCGTGCCGCTTCTGTTGCCGCACGGATAGCGCCATAGCGGCGCTCAATCTTCTGTCCATAGCGGTGGATAGCGGATTTACTGATGACATAACCCCGTTCACGCAGCAGGGATTCCAGCTCGTTATACCCGCTGAAGCCGGATTCAGTCAGCGCCCGCTCAAGCCAGCGGCGCACGTCTTCCGGCAGTTTTTCTATTGAGCTGCGTCTGGCCATTATTCACTCCAGTATTTCTGCGGGCGGGCAATACCGGGACCACACTCCACGGTATACTCCACAATATCCACGCCGAGACGGGTCAGATCCGCAAACCAGTCACCGGAGGGTTTCTTCTCCAGATCAACCATCTTACGGTCAGACAGATAATCCAGCTCGCGGCGTAATTCCAGTGCGGTGGTATCCGGATAAATAGCCCTGGCCACATCCAGTAACAGGGTTTCACTGGCGGTATAAGGGCGGGTTTTATTCAGTGCCACCAACAGACTCCAGCGCAGGGATTCGCGGCGCACCCGGGTAATATCAACCATGACTCTGACCTCCGGTATTCCGGTACTGCTGTACCACTTCCAGTTTGTTATAAAGCGCGTCCAGTTTGGCCTCGATGACCGTCTGTCCCCGGATATAATCTTCCCGGCGGACGTAATTCAGCGGTAAATCCGCCCTGAAACGCATGAACTCTTTTTCCAGCGCTCCCCATTCAGAGGCGGACTGGTGTAATGCCTGCTCCAGTGAGGCGAAACGGGCGGCCTGACGCTCCTCAGCCTTGCTGAACAACCATTTGGCCATGCCGCCGACAAAGCTCATGAAGGTGATGAGAAACCCCACCACCGTCCAGAATTCAATCTGTAATGTCATTATTGCAATCCTTCCCGTTCATCCAGCAGGGCATTTATCTGGGTTCGCCAGATGCGGCACTGTGTTGCGTTGTCGATAAGGTTGGCAAGGATGTCCTGCTGTGTGACACCTGAGTCGCGTAGCCGGTAGTCAGCGGCTTCAGCTGACCAGGACGTTGTGCCAGTGTCGGTGTCAGCGGAGGCACCGGAGTCTGAACGACCGGTGTCGGCGGATGCGTTGTCATATCCGAGCGCGGCGTTGTACCGGCGCACGAAACCACGAGTAAACACACACTTAATGGGATGGCTTTTGCCTTTTTCATCCATCCAGCGTTGGGTAACATCGTTAATCTTCCCCTGTAATTGTCGGTTCTGTGTCTTAAGCTGAGCTATCTGCTCAAGATAATCCGCCCCGGCCTGCTGCCCGGCGGCGACCTGAGCCTGATAGCGGGCGGCCCAGGCTTTGAGCGCGGCGTTCTCCCGCTCTGCCTGTACTCTCCGGTACTGGTTAAATTCAGACTGCAGTTTATTAACGGCTGCTTCCCCGTCACGCGCGGCGACATCGTGACCGGTGGTGTATCCCATGTGATACACCCCGGCGAGAAATCCGCTGATAATCAGGAACAGCAACAATCCGCGCCACGGCAGTTTTTTTATCAGCTTAATCCACACAGCTGCCACCTCCCCAGGAGCGATAGCGCGGTGCCAGCTCCCGTAAAATGCGCTGCGGATAGTGCCGGTTCTCCCGCCAGTTGGCGGCGCTGCGTCCGGCATTGACGGTGGCGACATGACCAAACCAGCGTCGGCTGTCCAGTCCCTGCTGTGAAGCCAGCCGTTTGTCCCGTTGTACCCAGCCCAGACCGCCGTTATAGCCCGACAGCGTCATGGCCATACGTTCGCAGTTATCAGCCGCACTGACACGCTGCCACAGCCAGTGGTCATAACTGACCAGTGCCCGGACAGCCCAGGACGGATTAAACGGCTCGCGTGAGCGCAGTTCAGGAACGGTGCGGCTTATCCAGTCAGCGGTGGCGGGCATGAACTGTGCCATGCCCTGAGCACCTGCCGGGGATACGGCACCGGGTTGCCAGCCACTTTCCTGATGCAGCTGTGCAGCAAAATCGGCTACCGGTGCAGACATTCCCCATTCAAACCGGGCATGACGGATCACCTCGTCGCGATACTGCAGGGCAGCCCGGGGAGGCTGTGCTGCACATGCCTGACTGAAGAAGCCACCACACCAGAGCAGCCAGACAATCACCAGACTGGTCACAAGCTGCCACCAGAAGCTGTATTTATCGTTGCGTGATTCGCCATGTTTAATGGCGGTTGCGCCCAGACAAAAAGCAATCAGAAATATGAATGTAATTTGAGGCCAGTTCATGGTTACAGCCCTGTCGCGACGGCCAGACAGACTGCGGCGACAATCAGCGCACGGCGGATTAATGCGGCAGCGAACACCAGATGGCGTCCTGTCTGAACGGGATAGCGACCTTCCGACATCAGATTTTTATCGTGTAGCAGGTACTGACCCGGACGGGCTTTGGGGAAAAGTGACCGGTCAAGCCAGTAGCCCAGTACAGCAGCCAGTGTGATGAGTGACAATTTGTAGACTACTACCGGCAGTTGCTGCGGTGATACAAGACCGATAATACCGAGCAGCAGTAAAGCGGTCAGCAGCCATCCGATGAGACGGGGTTTTTTAACGGGAGGAATAAATTTTTTCAGGTTTTTCATGAAGGTCTCCTTGTTATGTCGGAGACAGCATCACAAATACCGGGGGAAAGGGATTTTAAACAGCGTTAATAGTGAGACGGCAGGCAGGAACGGCATGATGCCCTGAAAGAACGACCGGTCCGGTGCTCGAACACCGGACCGGCCATCAACCCACAGACAACACCTGTGAGCCGACCAGGGTTCAGTCAGTCTCGCGAGACCTGACCAGCCTGCCATATTTTCACTGACAGTAAAAGGCTTACATATAATGAAACAGCAATTTTTACCCATCGTCCCCTGGATTGGCGGGAAACGCCGTCTGGCCAAACATATTCTGCCATTGTTTCCTGCTCATACCTGCTACGTGGAACCATTCTGCGGCGCAGCGGCACTTTACTTCCTTAAGAACCCCTGCAAGGTTGAGGTCATCAATGATATCAATGGCGAATTAGTCAACCTCTACCGGGTGGTAAAGCATCATCTGGAAGAGTTCGTCCGTCAGTTCAAATGGGCACTGGTCAGCCGCCAGATTTATAAGTGGCTGCAGGATACCCCGGAAGAAACACTCACTGACATTCAGCGGGCGGCAAGGTTCTACTATCTGCAGAAGCAGGCGTTTGGCGGTAAGGTGGCAGAACATACATTCGGAATATCCACCACCAGTGCACCGCGTTTTAACCTGTTGCGTATTGAAGAGGAACTGTCGATGGCACACCTGCGCCTGTCCAGAACACTGATAGAGCACTTGGACTGGCACCAGTGTATTGAGCGTTATGATCGCCAGCATACGCTGTTCTACTGCGACCCGCCGTACTGGGGAACGGAAGGTTATGGTGTGGACTTTCCGATAGGTAACTATATCCATATAGCGGAACTGGCCAGGAGTATCAAAGGGAAAATGATTATATCAGTGAACGATATCCCTGAAATGCGACAGATATTTAACGGCCTGAATATTCACAGTGTAGAGATTAATTACAGTCTTGCAGCGAAGGGAACATCACGAAGTGAACTTATTGTAAGTAATTTAGAGTAGACTCGAAAGGGAACTTGTCGTCTTACATAAAGATGCACCATAAGGTGCATCTTTATGATATTACTTTGATAATATTGAACAATCGTCTGCCTGTTTGTAATAAACATAACATAGACGTGGCAACAAGCCCGATAAGAATAGCGGCTATAAACTCTTGATGTTTGCTTTGCAGCATTAGCCCAATTAAGCATGTCAACACCAACACTAACAGAACCAAGCAAGTATCGAATGCATCACTCATCAAGCGCCTGTAATGTCCCGTTTTTTGCATATTTTTAAGTAACGGTTTATCAAGCAACGATGCGAGTAGCGCAATTGCTGTAATAATAAAACCCAGTAATGTTGCAAAAACACTGGATAATGTTGTCATAAAGTTTGGGATTGCGGCTACTGGCATGTGGGGCAACTTGAACCAGTAGAGAAAACCTATTCCACATCCAATCAACAATCTAAGCAATAGGGCCGAGTTCATCTTCTCCAATATATGCATTGATACTCTCCCGGTTTTCAGCATACGCAGTATCGATTAGGCGGTACATGGTTTCGGCTGGAGGGAAACGAGCGTCAGTAACCACCGATTGATAGGACGAAATACGCTCGGCGATCAAATCTATTGGATGGACAACACCATCAGAATCAAACACATCAATTACCGCCTTTTTCGCCCCGAACTCGACCAATTCTTGCATAGCAAATTTTATATTCTGTTTAAGCCTACCGTCACTATCGCCACGACGAGTATTAATCCCCATTATAATTTGCATTGTATCAGCCCCCGCATCACCAAGCAGTTGTAGTGTTTTTTGGCTGAAATCAGTATCAGGGTAAAGCTCAGGGTTACGGGGGCGAGGAATCGTTAACTGAATTTTTTTCATTTTGACATCTCCCCTCATTAGCCTAGTAATTGCATCTTTTTCCAGCAAAGGCGCAGGCTTAACCTTTGAACCAAAGATAGTTGAAAGAAATGCACTAAAACGGGTTATGCCACAAGCCACATGATTGTAGTGCCAACCTACTATATTGATTTGAGGATAAAATACAAAAAAATTGCGTTCAATGATTCCTTCATCCTTAGCAAGTGGAATCGGGGTAGACTGCTTTCCTGGTGCACCTTTATCTGGGATATTCGAGTTGCGAAATTTCCTCAGCTCACCACTAAAAGAACCATCCACGCGTTTTTTCAACCCCCAAATTTCTCTAGTAAAACCCTCATGATTTGAAGATGAAGGTGTCAGCTTATTAACTACAGACTGAAAAGCATCTCCGAGATTTGCTAACTGTTTTGTGGACTTAAACGATAACTGATAAAACTCAATACGATAATTTCTTACATCACCACTCATACGATTAATCCTTAATATGGCAAGTTCCAATGGTTAGCGCGAACAACAAATCTTGGTGTTTAAACCAGCATGCATAACGAAGAGGTTTGATAGCCTCGTCGATTATTCCCATTAGGAACAGATTAACCCACATTTTTTAGCCGCTCAATTGTTTCGGATAATTCTTTAAGTTGTTTTTCCATTTCAATTACACGCTGTTTTTCTTCAGCGCCTCGCATGAGATCTCGGCGAACCTCTGGGTCTAGCTGATTTAAGAGTTCAAGCATTTTAAGATCAGCTGGACTGAAGTTTTGCGTTGCAGGTTCAATCGTCAATACCTCGCTCCTATCCTCGCCTTTACCTGTAAGTAACCAGTCAAGAGAAATACCCTTTTCCTCTGCAATGTTTATGCAAATTGAATAAGGCACAGAGTCTCGCTTTCTCCAGCTAGCTAAAGTCTGTCTATTAACATTCAGCATACGAGCCAGCTCACTGTCGTTATCAACATTAAACAGTGACATTAGTCGCAGAAGCACTGCATTGATGTCCTTTTTATTCATTTCAAATAAATTCCACTTGAGTTATTCATTTTAAATAAGTACACTTATTCATATTGAGTACATCATAACCTAACAGGAACACGTTGCATATGAACAAACAACAGGTTCGGGCACGACTGATTGAACGGGGCAGCAGCCTACGCCAGTTCGCGCTTAACGCTGGCTATGAGCCACGGACTGTTACCCAGGCAGTAAGCCGCTGGGCTGGCCGGAATGAGCTTCCCCGTGGGCGTCTGACGTATCGCATTCTGCGAGATCTGTCCATCGTGATCGGTAAAGAAGTTACACCCGGCATCCTTCAGGAGGTGTCATGAGAAAAGTAAATATTTCCAGCTCAGGTTCCCGCATTTTGCGTGTTCTTAAAGCTCTTCGCGGTCACACACTTAATGGGATCTCAAATGGTGAGCTGGCATTAGCACTTGAAGATTCTCCGGCCAATATCAACCGTGCGTTAAATACACTGATCGAAGAAGGGCTAGCAATGAAGCTGGATAACGGTCGTTTTGCACCGGGCATCCAGCTTTTGCAGATCGCTGTTGCGTATAGCAATGAGATGAGCCGGGCACAGGATCGCATAAACGAAATTAACCAACGGGTATTAGCTGGTAGTCGATAAGGAATAAAAATGGGACGCGAAAAAATACAACCTGCTGAATTAGTAGAGAATTCACAGCTATCCGATGATATAAACGTCAATCTTAATGCCATGGCTGAGCATCGCCTTGAAATCATGCAGCAGTTTGGTGAAGGTCTGCCTTACGAACGTGATCGTATTGTCCACGAAACGAAGTTTTACATGGCACAATCGGCAGAAGCAATGCTGGAAGCAGGTAAACGACTGATTATTCTTAAAGAATGTGAACCTCATGGCGATTTCACTCAAATAATTACAGAACAACTTGGTCTTGCGGAAAGAACCGCCAGATTGGTCATGCAGGCAGCTGTTAAATATTGCTCACCAGAGTTGGAGTCAAAACGGCAAGCGCTTGCCGTTTTGGGAAAAACAAAGTTGTTTGAACTTATGACTGAAGATGATGGAGACCTAGTTGAATTAGCTGATGGCGGTACGATCGCCGGTATGAGCCTTGATGATATTGATCGCATGACAAGTCGTGAACTGAAGGCCGCACTGCGCGAAGCACGTGAGACCAACGCAGCACAACAGCGCGTTCTCGCCGATAAAAACGAGAAGATTGACACGCTCTCCACAAAGCTGGAGAAGAAATCCCGGATACAACCACCAAAACCCGACGAAGAAGTGAAGATGTTGCGGGCAGAAGTGACCGCATTATCCACTGAGGCGGAATCTGCCATCACTGTCCGCCTGTTCAGCGCCTTCGAGATCCTGAGCGCCTATTGCGCAGAAAACCAGATTGATACGCCGAAAGACTTTATGGCGGGACTGGTCTGCGAACTGGAGAGCGCTACCCGCAACCTGCGTTCTGCATTTGATCTGCCGGATGAGCCGACCGGCAACGTTGCCCCTTCCTGGCTGACAGACCCGATACCTGAGATTAACGGGCGGGAGGCATAAGTGATGAGTGCTGCCCTGACTGAACGACTGGTTTCTGTTGCCCGCGCGGCACGTGACGCGGGGCATGGTAAACGTGGTGCAATATACGACGCCGCCTGCACAGAACTGGGTATATCCCGTGCCACACTGCTGCGCAAGCTGAAGGAGGTATCAGTGACTGACAAACGCAAAAAACGCGCTGATGCAGGACGCAGCTCACTGAGCCGCGATGAAGCTGCGCTGATATCCGCCACACTGCGCGAAGCTACCCGTAAAAATGGCAAGCGCCTGTATTCCATCGCGGATGCGGTGGAAACTCTGAGGTCAAACGGTTTTATCACCGCAGGTAGAACGGACGAGGCCACAGGCGAGTTTTTCCCTCTGTCAGATGACACCATCAGCCGCGCATTGCGTAACTATGGCCTGCACCCGGAACAGCTTGATGCACCGGCTCCATCCTCAGAGGTAGCAAGTCTGCACCCTAATCACGTCTGGGAGATTGATGCGTCGCTTTGTACGCTTTACTACTTGAGTAACGGTCACAAGGGGCTGCAGGTAATGGACAGCGCGAAGTTCTACAAGAATAAGCCTGCCAACCTTGCCCGTATCGCCAGTGACCGGGTATGGAGCTATGAGATAACCGACCATACCAGTGGCTGGATTTACGTTGAGTACGTGATGGGGGCGGAGTCCGGTGAGAATCTCTGTTCTGTTCTTATTAACGCCATGCAGGAACGTGGCGGCGCTGACGTGCTGCACGGTGTGCCTAAAATACTCTACCTCGACCCCGGCTCGGCGAACACTGCTGGCATGACGAAGAACCTGTGCCGTTCTCTGGGTATCGAGCTGACAGCACACAAGCCGCATAACGCCCGCGCCACCGGGCAGGTGGAAAAGGCCCGTGACATTATCGAACGCAAACTGGAGCCGGGTCTCAAATTCCAGCCGGTTCATAGCCTGGACGAACTGAACGCGCTGGCGGTGAAATGGCGCAGCCACTTTAACGCCACAGCGGTCCACAGCCGCCACGGTAAAACCCGCACGGATATCTGGCTGAAGATTACTGCTGACCAGCTGAAAAAAGCGCCGTCCGTTGAAGTATGCCGTGAGCTGGCTGTGGCTGCACCTGAACTTCGCAAGGTCACGCCAAAACTTCGTGTCTCCTTCCGGGGCACTGAGTTTGATGTTTCAACGGTGCCGGGCGTACTGGTCGGCGAAAAACTGATGATTACCCGCAACCCGTGGCGCACTGATGTGGCACAGGTGGTACTGACCGGAGAAGACGGTCACGAAACCTTTTTCCTGGTCGATGAAGTCAGAAAGAACGAATTCGGATTTGCTGAAAATGCGGCGGTATTCGGCGGGAATCACAAAGCCCTGCCGGAAACCCCGGCTCAGAAAGCGACAAAAGAAATCGAAGAACTGCTCACTGGCACAGATAACGCCACCGATGCAGCTGCTGCACGCAAAACGAAGGCGCTACCGTTCGGCGGGCGACTTGACCCGTACAAACATATCGATGACACCACACTTCCGGCCTATATGCCGAAACGCGGTCAGGCTTCAGACGTGCGCGGGCCGCGTATTGAACAGCGTCCTTTAACCCATGTGGAGGCTGCAAAAATCCTGCGCGAGAAATTCAGCGCTGCCGGTCATGCCTGGACACCGGAACATTACCGCCGGTTAACGGCACAGTACCCGGACGGCGTACCGGAAGCCGCGCTGGATGAAGTGATGGCCGTTCTGACCACGACCGCCCACAACAGCGTTATCAGCATTGTTAACGGCAACTGAGGAGGAATACATGCTGGTACTAAAACAACAACTGAAGGAGGCCCGCATCCCGCAGGCGGTGGTGGCGAGAGCTGTCGCCGTTTCCGAGGCCACGCTGGCCCAGATTGTGAATCATAACGTGTGGCCCCGTACCTGTCCCGGAGAAGTGCGCCAGCGTCTTGCATCCTGGCTGAAAAGTCAGGGAATTGATACAGCAAAGAGTTTTGAGGCTGTACAGGGCGCGACCACGCCCTGTACAGCGGGTACTACTGATAAAGCAATCCTCAGCGAGGAAGAGAATATGTTACTAAAAAAACAGGTGTTATTTCCAGCAACAAAAAAAGCGTTTGGCCTTTTCCGTGACCCGTTTGCTGACGAAGCCATACAGGGCGCTGAGGATGTGTTTACCACACCCGATATCCGTTATGTCCGTGAAGCTCTTTACCAGACAGCCCGCCACGGTGGTTTTATGGCGGTTATCGGTGAGTCCGGTGCGGGGAAATCCACGCTGCGCCGTGACCTGATTGAACGCATCAACAGCGAGAACGCACCGGTCATTGTCATTGAACCTTATATCATTGCGATGGAAGACAACGATGTGAAGGGAAAGACCTTAAAAGCGGCGGCGATAGCAGAAGCTATCATCAGTACGATTGCGCCGCTTGAGAATATCAAACGCAGTCAGGATGCCCGTTTCCGCCAGTTGCACCGTGTTCTGAAAGACAGTTGTCAGGCTGGTTTCAGTCACGTTCTGGTGATTGAGGAGGCCCACAGCCTGCCCATTCCGACATTGAAGCACCTCAAACGTTTTTTTGAGCTGGAGTCCGGTTTTAAAAAGCTGCTGTCGATTGTGCTGGTCGGGCAACCAGAACTGGCTACCAAACTGTCCGAACGCAATATGGAAGTCAGGGAAGTCGTTCAGCGCTGTGAGGTGGTCGAACTTCTGCCTCTGGACAATAACCTTGAAGCGTTTCTGACGTTCAAACTGCAACGGGCCGGTAAACAACTGACAGACATTATGGACGCCAGTGCGGTGGATGCCATCCGTGCCCGCCTGAGTAATCCGGGCAGCACCCGTAAAAACAGGGTCAGTCTGCTGTATCCGCTGGCCGTCAGTAATCTGGTTATTGCAGCCATGAATCTGGCTGCTGAAATTGGTATTCCGCAGGTCACTGCTGATGTGGTGAAAGGTGTTTAATCATGAAAAACATAACAGCAATTAACCAGCAGATGAATAACGTCAGCAACGCTATTACGGCACTTAACGCCATGAATGCCACAGTGCAGAGCGTCATGATTGCAGGCAGTAAACCGCTAATCCGTATTGCCCGCAGCAGTCTCTGCTACCGCCTGCTGGCACAAGGTAAAGCCTCTTACGTCCATATCGGACATGGGCGTTCCGGCAGCTTTCGTCAGGGCGTTTTTGAATTACATGGCTGCCGGGTCATCTGGTCAGAATTATTACATTAACTATCGGTAAATTCAGAGAGGATATATGAGTGACTTAATTACCGTAGATATTAGCGCGGAAGCAAAGGTGTATTACAGAAGACGGGTCAGGATGAAACAGGAGGACTACGTAAGATATCTGTCTATCTGTGATTACGGGGGAGAGGATGCTGAAATCTATGAAATAGCTGAAAAATATCATTTTTTTGCTGATTGCGAAGACATTGTCCGTATTGATGAACCTGAGGATATTGAATTCAGCGAAGTTTCACTCTCAGTCAATTCAGATGAGGAAAAATAACATGGCAAAAAATGCAAAGCGAATTAAAGCCAGTGCGGCTGTGTGGACGGCACAGACAAAAGATGAAGTCATCGCCGCAATCAAACAACTTGGTGATTTACAGCGGGAGTTAATCAGAACAGAGGCGAAAATGAATGATGCTATCGGGGAAATTACCGCCGGTATGTCGCCGTTAATTGAAGAACTGAAAGCCCGTATGAAGGAGTTACAAAGCGGTATACAGACATGGTGTGAAGCACACCGGGATGAATTGACTAACGGAGGTAAAGTCAAGTTTGCCAATTTAACCACCGGTGAAGTGCAATGGCGAAATCGCCCTCCGTCAGTGAATATCCGTGGCGCTGATGCCGTTATGGATTTCCTGAAGCGCCTTGGTCTGCAACGCTTCATCCGGGTAAAGGAGGAAATAAATAAAGATGCCATCCTGAATGAAAAGGATGCTGTGAAAAATATTCCCGGTATTACCATAAAAAGTGATATTGAGGATTTTTCTATTATTCCTTTTGAGCAGGACGTCCAGTAATTCAGTAAATATAGTTATTTAACTTAGTCTTTTCTTTTTATTTCGGCGTCAGTGCCGTGGGTTTCTGCACGCCGAAAACAGCCGGGAGGTTATTTATTATGTCTGTTAAATGTCGTCATTGTCAGCAAAGTATCACCTCACTGAAACTGTGTGAGGCCAACGTTATCACTACCGGGAAATACCACGTTCCGGCAGTGCTCATCACGCTGGTTTGCCCGTATTGCAGCCAGCATTACTACGCAAAAGTCCCGGTTATGGAATTTATCCCTTGTGAGGAAAAACAATGATTACACCAGAAGAAGCCAGAAAGCGTACCCGTGAAATTATCGAAGGCTATGTCAATGAGTGCGGATGCAGAAACCTCACCGATGTTCAGCACGTACTGGAAGCATTAATCAGTATGGCTGCACAGGCGGTAGTGGCGACAAACGGCAAAACAGCCGCCATTGAGGTACTGAAAAAAACGCTTATCCATACGGCACTGCATGAAGTGCCGTATCAGATGGAAACAACGGCGGATGGCGACCTCAATATTACTGTCGCCCGGAAACACTAAACAGAGCGCCTGCATAACCACGCAATAAATTCAGGATAAAGGTGAAAAAATGAAAATTACTGATGCACATAAACTGGAAAAATTAATCACTGATATGACCACCGATTTCTCTTATTACACCTGCAAAGGCAGTTGTTTCATCGGGAAAACCGAGGATAAAGCTATTGTTATCAGTGTGTATAACATCCGGGAGTTTGAAGACGAATTTAACGAAGATTTTCATGCTATGCCCGACAGACATTTTTGTCTGGAGCCGTAATAAAAGGAGGTCTGTGATGCAAAACCTTTCGTTATATAACCGCTCAACACTTTACCGTATGGCACTGAAAATCTTCGGCCCGGAAGCACAGTTACTGAAACTGACAGAAGAAGCCGCAGAACTGGCCGCAGTGGCAGCCCGTAATATAAATGGTATTGGCAATGGCGTGGATTTGGCCAGTGAGCTGGCTGATGTGGAAATAATGACTGAACAATGCCGTCTCAACGGCATGGGGAAACTCATTGACTTTCAGAAGCAGAAAAAGCTGGCGAGACTGGCAGAACGATTAGGGGTGATTTACACCCCTGAAACTGAAAAGGCACCCGCCGTCTTTTACCCGCCACAATTAACAGCATTAGCGCAAAAACTGCCTTCCCGTGAACTGCTGGAAGACTGGTGTGGTGCAGTGCCAAACAGCGCCTTTATCGGTGCCACGGACGAAGAGATTGCGGCTATGGCGCGTTTTATTCTTTGTGTTATACCCCTGCCTGATATTCACGGAGGCTGTGATGACTCAGCAAAATGAAAAAATACTGGAGAAATTAAAAAAATTACTGGCGCTGTCCAAATCAGATAACCCGCACGAAGCCGCTGTGGCATTACAGCGGGCACAAAAACTGATGCAGGCTTACCACATTACTCAGGAGGATATTGCACTCAGTGATATTGATGAAAGTCTCAGTGATTACTGGGCGACCGGCAGTATCCATCCTCCCCGTTACATGCTGGGGCTGTTATCCGTTATACAGACCGCATTTGGTGTGAAATCTATCCTTCATCCCGGGATAAAACCCAGAATAGGATTTTACGGTAATAAAGAGCGGGTCAGTCTTGCGTCCTATACATGGGAGGTACTGGCCAGACAGTTAACGGCTGCCCGTAAACATTATATTCGTCAGCAAAATAAGCGGATTAAAAACACGACAAAAACCAGCCGTGGCGACCAGTTCGCGGAAGGCTGGGTGTTAGCTGTCCACAGTGAAATCCGGTTATTTGCGATGTCAGATGAGGAGCGGGAACTTGCTGAACGCTGGATTGAACACAAATACCCTTCCCGCAGTACCACTCAGGGACGGGAAGCCGGAAATGCACGGGATGCTAACCTGTCCGGCTCTCTGGGGTATCAGGCGGGTAAAAATGTCAGACTGCACCGTCCTGTTAACGGGCAGGAACAGCCCAAACTGAGGGGGGCGCGATGATAACAGAATCTGTTTTATCTTCTCTGGTTTTATATTTTATTGCGGGTTGGTGTACTGCTGAATTACACCGATATTCTGGTTTTTTCTCGCGTTACCGTCGTGTCGGATATTGTATCAGCTGGATAGTGATGTTTCTGTGTTGGCCCCTGTTACTGCCTCTTTATGTCAGTTATATCGGTACCCGATATCAGAAGGAGAATAATGATGGATAAATCACGTCTTATTCAACTTATTCATATCGCTAAAAATAAACTTCAACTGGATGAGGATACTTATCGCCAGATGTTACAGGGGCTAACAGGGAAAGCCTCAACAAAAAGCATGAATATTCCTGACCTGAATAAAGTCCTTGATGCGATGAAAAAGAAAGGATTTCGTATCCGACCGGCAAAGAAAGCTCAATCCCGTTTACCGCTGGATGACCATCCGCAGTCCAGGAAAATCCGTGCGTTATGGCTTGAAATGGCTGATGCGGGTATCGTGCGTGACCGTTCTGAAGAGGCGCTGGCCCGGTGGGTAAAACGGGAAACCGGCGTCAGTGCGTTACGCTGGCTCAGCAACGAGCAGGCAAGCCACGTTATTGAAAAACTGAAGAAGTGGCAGCACAGAGCCACGGGGAGGAAGCCATGAGCGACCTGAACCAGTTTCGCAGTAAAGGGCCGGAACTGCTGGTTGAACTGGCCCAGCACACTGCTGAAACCCTTCGGGAAATTATCGATATAGACCCGGCAGTGGCTGACCAGATAGGTCAGGCTGTTGCCAATCGTATGATGCAGGTCTGGGGCGGACAAAATGTGTATTTTCCGATGGGTATGGTCTGGCGGGTAAGCCAGCGAGACAGGGAGATATTTAATGAGTTCAACGGGCGTAACCATCACGAACTGGCCCGTAAATTTGGTGTCTCACTGCAGTGGATTTACAGTGTGGTGAAGAGGGTCAGAAAAGAAGAATTAGATCGGATGCAGGGCAAACTGTTTGATGCTGATGGCGAAATTGAGCCGTAGGTATGAAATTTGCCCATTACTTCAGGAGAAAATTATGGCAAGACCACAAACGGTTAATCAGTTACCTGATCACATTAAACAAGAGCTGAACAAAAAGCTTACTGAAAATTCGTTCAGTGGCTATGTCCAGCTAGCCGAATGGCTTAATGCTATGGGCTATGCTGTATCTAAATCATCAGTCCATCGCTACGCAGAGCGTCGTCAGTTATCGCTTATTGCTGACAGCGATGCGCCGGGTACTACAGCCGGAATTCTTGATATTAAAATCCGGTGCCTAGATATTGCAGCTCGTTGTTTAAAAAACGATGGAAAAGTACCGGTCAATGATGTGACAAATTATGCTGAAAGCTTGATGAGCTGGCTCTACGATCAGAAGTGA